AGGATCCTATGCCTAAAACAAGCACGCCTAGTCGTACTGGTGAACAGCCTCATCCATTAAAAGACAAACTTGTAGGCGAAGCAGATGATGATGCTTTTACCACTGCAATTGATAAAAGTTTTGGTCAAGGAAGTATTGCTAAAAAAATTGGTTTTAGTCCAACAGGTGAATTGTACAAAGCAATATATCGTGCTATCAAAGCAATTATGCCAGATGCTAGTGAACAAGAAATAAAAAAAGCAGCAACAGCAGCAGCCACTAGTATGGAAGAATCTGTTAATGAACGTAGTCTAACCAAAGGCGAAGTCAAAAAAAGAGACAAAACAGCAAGCAAAATAATGGACAAACCTAAAGCTAAGAAGTCTATAGCTAGTTGGGCAAAAGACAAAGGTATGGATCCCGAAGGTGCTGTATATGCTATTGCTACAAACATGGCAAAGAAAAATAAATCAACACAGACAGCCAGCCTAGATACTAGCGATATTAAAAATCGTTTGTATGATGCACTGAATAAAAAAATGGGTTTGTAAATGCGTGTTTTAGATATTATTAATGAAGGCCCAGTACATCCATTACAGACTGTATTTTCTGGAATAGGTGTTACTAATCCTATTGGGTGGAATAATCATAAACCTAATCAAGTAGTATCTTTGAAAAAAATATTAAAACAACACAAATTAGTTACTGGTAGAAATCAAGCTGGTAGGACCACAGGTGGTATGGCATGGACAGGTGACGAATCAGAAGAATGGACACCTGCATTAGATGCAGCGTTATCAGCATGGAAACGCAGCATAAATTTACAAATAGATCCAAATAATCCTAATAATCCTTTGGATTTAACTAACCCTCCTACACTTAGAGCTATTGATGTAAGATTCCTTTTAGCAAAATTAACCACTGAAGGATTTCTAGAAGCAAGTGCAGAAGGAGGTATGAAGCCTCAAAATATATTTACAAAAGGACCATTAGAAGGTATGACTTATGAAAAAGTTATACCAGGCACACGTGAAGATGCTGTAAACACATCAACTATGGTTGAAGCAGTTGGTCAAAGTGCATGGTGGAGAATCGCATCTGAAATACTAGAAAGAAAATTTTCTACTGAGGGTCAAAGCTGGTTACAAACAACACCAAAAAATGAACGTGGTAGAATGATATTAGAAGTTTATAATAAATTCTTTATGCAGAAAGGTATGCCTTTCCCAGATGAACTTTGGTTACAAAATGTAAATAGAGCTGCTGGTAATACAAAGGCAGTGTTTTTAGATGGTACAGAGCAGTCTATTGCTTTTACTCAAAAAATCACAGCAGAGCCAAAAGAATTATTTGATTACTATTCTTCTATGGCATTGAAATTATGGGAAAAAGATACAGCATTAGATGCAGAAGCCAAACAAGCAAGAACAGCAGCAGCAAATGCTCCTGTAACAGCTGAAACAATAGATGCAACTACAATGGTTGCACTAGCTCAAGACTTGGTTGATGCTTTAGACAATAAGTTATCACGCAAACTTAACCCATTTGACTCAGGCGGATTTTTTAATGACGTAGATGCTGTCAGAGCTGTGTTTGGAAAGTTGCGTACAGCAAAAGATTTTGATAACTTATCGTTAGAATATCAAAAACTTACAAGTGATAAATTACATGAAGAATTAGTTGACGAATTAGATAAAGATGATTATGAAAACATTGTGATTTCTAAACTAATTGCAATTAGAAGAATTGCTCCTACTATGATATATAAATCAATACAGTTTGGTAATGAAACCGAAATACCAGTTACAGGTGATGATGGTAAAGTATACAAAATTGCAAATACAAAAGATGCCACAGATGATCATTATATAGTAAATTACAATGGATATGATGCAATTTTAGTTGACGAATTGTATAGGAAAGCAGTAGAACAAACAGGCGGAACTCTTCCAGATTTTGATAGACCTCCAGATAATGCTGCCATTGAAAGAGTCAAACCGTTGTTCATTCAAGCAATAAATCAATCTTTTCCAGAAATGGTTGCTTTTTATGTTAGAGCAGAACCATTTGATCAGGCTAGTGTTGATTTAGGCAATGCTAGACTAAATGGTATCTTAGATGATGCTGCTAGGTTGGGCGATGATGAGGATGCAATCAAAGCATATATCACTGAGCAAATTGGAAATGACAGAGAGTTTTTAATCGAAGGAAAAGATGGCGGAGAACCAGGAGCAAACATATACTTTGATCCTAAATATAGAGACGAAGGATTTGCTGACAGAGACTTTACAGTGCTTACAGCTGATGAAGATGTTGAGCTTAACATTACCGAAGAACAAATCAAATCAGCATTACTTAGCACAGATAAATTAGTCGTCAGAGAAGCAGTTGACGAGTTGTTACAAGATCCAGATGGTGCTACAAAGTACGAAAACATATACAGAGATGCATATGCTACTAGAACTTATCTAGATGAAATGGCAACATTTGGAAATGGTGAAGAAGACATTAAACAGGTAATATCAGGCAGCACAACAAGCAATACACCTATTAGTGATTTAGCACGAACATTTGGTATTGCTATTGCTGCACCTAGAGTAAGTGCTCAACTTTTCAAAAAATCTATTTTTGGTTTAGGCACAAAAGATGAAATAATTACAGATCTTATTAATAACATACGTGACAGAAAAGATTATGAATTTATTGATGAAAGATATAGAGATTTACCTGGTGTAGATGATAGTTTGATTGATGATTTAGCAGGTGAACAATTTATTGGTTTATTTGGTTATGGTTATTACAAACAACTTGCTGATAAAATAGGCGATTCATCAAGACTTGATTTGATACGTGTAGAACTTCCTACTGATGTAATCAACAGACTAGAAGATGTACAAGCATCACCAAGTGAAGAAACAGTCAAAAAACTTAAACAAAAAATAGGTAGTGATATAAAATCAAACGAAGATCAACTTGAAATGATTATTGATAGGTTAACAGAAACATTAGATAACATTCAAGATCAATCTTCGCCAGAAGCTGTTATTTTAGGGCAATTAATAAGAGATTTATACGCGGATTTAGATAAGCTATAATGCCAAAAATAAACATTCCTGTTGCACAATGGTATATTAGCCATACATGCAACCTATCCTGCAAAAACTGTTTGAGTTATAACAACTTCAACATAAGTGGACACGAGCGTTGGGCAGACAATGCTGACGATGTTGCACGTTGGGGGGAACTTGTAACTGTAGATGATTTCAGTATAATCGGTGGAGAGCCACTTGGTAATCCTGATTTACACTTGTGGGTAGAAGGTTTACACAAACATTTTAACACTAAAGAATTCAAAATTTGCACAAATGGCGTGCAGCTAGACCGTTGGGTTGATCATATTGCCGAATGGACAGCGATGGGTGTAATATTAGAAATACACACCAAAGACAAAAGCCACTTGTCGGACACATGGAAATTTCTCAATCGTGCATTTACAAAAGATATACAATGGCGCAAAGGCATAGAATATGATTGGATAGGAACATACAATGATAAACCTGTATGCTATCAAAGCATGGACAGCAGTTTCCTAACATGGGGAACAAAAGGACGCAACGAACACGGTGAATACGAATTGTTTGAAACTAATCCTAAACACACACATAACCTATGTCAATGGAGTAATTGCCATTATTTTTTCCGCGGTGGATTATACAAATGTGGAACCATAGTTGGTGCACAAGAGTTTGTTAATAAATACCCTGTAAGACGAGATCACAAAGATAAAATACTAGAATATAAACCTATTACTATAAGTGACAACTTAGAGCAAGATATAGAAAATTTAAGATATATGATACCTCAATGTGGGCTATGTAATAATGTGTTAAAAACAAGGAATAGATTAGATTCTATAGCAAAAAAGGAAAAGATTTTTGTTCCAGCAGCACATACATAATTGGATAGAAACATTTTTGAGTGTGCCGTCAGAAACGTTTAATAACTTGCCTCCTTGCCCATTTGCAAAACAAGCAATGATAGAAAATAAAATACAATGTGCAGAATTAAAACCTATGGAGCATATAAGTATGCATGACTATTTTATTGCAGAACTTGAAAATTTTTCATATCATTGGCCCAAAGGTAAAGAAGTTGTAATTATAGGATGCAATCCAGAATATATAACTTCAGAAGAATTATCAATGGCAGTTAAAACTTCAACTACAAGATTTTTAAGTCAAAGAGGGTATATAGCACTTGAAGATCATCCAGACGAAGAAGAGAAAGTAAAAGATGTAGTATTGAATAACAAACAATATGCTGTTATCTTTTTACAGGATGCAAATAAATTAAATACTGCTAGAAGGGCTTTGCATAGTCAAAATTATTATGTTAATTGGGATGAAGAATACTATGCTGACGTATTGGATATATGACGACTAGGATAGATTTACAAAAAACAAACTACAAAACAATTCCTTTCAAATTGCTTAACAGCGAACATTTTTTACAGTGCGAGCAGATATACAAAGATTATATTATATACAAAAATTTTGATGAAATATATCCAATCTTTAGAGAGGATTGGGATAAAGGAACTATCTTTGGATATTATGACGATGACGAATTGGTAGCATGGAGTGCGTATTATGAATATCCAAGTAAAAAAACTGCACACGCTGATCAATTTGCTTGGAACTACAAAAATCCAAAACTTAAATTAGGTTATAAATCTCTGAGAAGCGAACTTGCTTATTTCAAATCAAAAGGTTTTGATTACTTGATATTAGGTGATATATATTCCTATAAGGTAGAACTAAAAGGTTTCGAAACAATAAAAATCAACTCACCAGGAGCATTTGAGACTTGACATTTGGGCCTGATCCTATTATTATATAACAAATAACCAAGGAGTAATGTATGAGCGACCGTGTATATGGCCAAGAAGAAAAGGCCAAACTAGAACGCCTAGTGAAAGAAGGTGTTACTGTATTACAAGAAATTGAAGATCTACAAGGTGGATTGAAAGAAACAATAAAAGCCGTATCTGAAGAGCTGAATGTTAAATCATCGCTAATTAATAAAGCAATCAAGATTGCAAAGAATAGAGATTGGCACAATGTTGCAGATGCACATGAAGATCTTGAAACACTTGTTGCTACATTAGGATATGATAAGGAGGCTTAATGCCATACGTAGACGCATTTTTTGACAGAGATGCAGATATCATACGTGCAGTTGAACGCCGTGATGGCAAACGCCATTATCAAGAATATCAAGCAAAGTACACATTCTACTATGAAGATCCACGTGGAAAATACAAAAGCATTTATGATGATCCACTAACTAGAGTTGTTTGTAAAAACACAAAAGACTTCCGCAAAGAACTTGCTATAAACAAAGGCAAGAAAATGTTTGAGTCTGATGTGAATCCAATATTCCAATGCTTGAGTGAGCACTATCTGAATCAAGATGCTCCAAAACTTAACGTTGCGTTTTTCGATATTGAGACAGACTTTGATCCAGAACGTGGCTTTGCTGATCCTAGTGACCCTTTTATGCCAATTACTGCTATTACTGTGCATTTGCAATGGCTAGATGCATTGATTACATTTGCATTGCCGCCCAAAACACTTACTATGGAACAAGCACAAGCAGAATGTGCAGAATTTGATAACACATATTTGTACAAAGACGAAGGTGATATGTTGCAAGCATTCCTTGATGTTATTGAGGATGCTGATATTTTGTCAGGATGGAACAGTGAAGGTTATGATATTCCGTATACTGTAAATCGTGTTTCACGTGTGTTGAGCAAGGATGACACAAGACGTTTTTGTTTATGGCGTCAATTGCCCAAACGCAGAGAGTTTGAGAAGTTTGGTAAAACTGCTGAAACATTTGATACTATTGGTAGAGTGCATATGGACTATCTTGAACTGTATCGTAAGTATACATATGAAGAACGTCACACATACAGACTAGATGCTATTGGTGAAATGGAAGTTGGTGAAAACAAGACTGTGTATGAGGGCACATTGGATCAACTTTACAACAACGACTTCCGCAAGTTTATTGAATACAACAGACAAGACGTTGCACTGTTAGATAAACTGGATAAGAAATTGCGTTTTATTGATCTTGCAAATGAAATTGCACATGACAATACTGTGCTACTGCAAACAACAATGGGTGCTGTTGCTGTTACAGAACAAGCTATTATCAACGAAACACACAATCGTGGTATGGTTGCTCCAAATAGAAAAGAACATGAAGGTGGCACAGCGGCAGCAGGTGCATATGTTGCATACCCTAAAAAAGGTGTTCATAAATGGATTGGCAGTATGGACTTGAACAGTCTGTATCCAAGTGTTATTAGAGCTATGAACATGGCTCCAGAAACTATTGTAGGACAAATACGTCCCGAGTTGACTGATGAAATGTTGCATAACGCTACAACACTTGAAAAGAAATCATTTGCTGCTGCTTGGGAAGGACGCTTTGGTACATTAGAATATGAAGCAGTTATGGAACAGCGTAAAGATGTTGCATTAACATTAGACTTAGAAGATGGTACAAGCCATACACTCAGTGGTGCAGAAATATACAAATTAATCTTTGACAGTCAACAACCTTGGATGATCAGTGCTAATGGCACTATTTTTACATTTGAAAAAGAAGGTGTTGTTCCTGGTTTGTTAAAACGTTGGTATGCAGAACGTAAAGAACTACAAGCAAAAATGCGTAAGGCTATTGCAGCAGGCAACGAAACAGAAATAGCATTTTGGGACAAAAGACAACTTGTAAAAAAGATTAACTTGAACAGTTTGTATGGTGCTATTCTTAATCCAGGCTGTAGATTCTTTGATAAACGTATTGGACAATCAACCACACTAACTGGTAGACAAATTGCAAAACATATGAGTGCCGAAGTTAACAAAATTATTACAGGTGAATACGATCACGTAGGCAAAGCAATTATATATGGTGATACAGACTCTGTGTATTTCAGTGCGTATCCTGTTTTGCAAGATGATATTAATGCAGGAAATGTGCCATGGGGCAAAGATAATGTAATAAAGTTGTATGATCAATTATGTGAACAAGCAAACACAACATTTCCTGATTTTATGGCAAAAGCATTTCATTGCCCAAAAACTCGTAGCGATGTTATTGCTGCTGGTAGAGAAGTTGTTGCAGACACAGGCTTGTATATTACAAAGAAACGTTATGCAGTAAGAGTGTATGATTTAGAAGGTGATAGAAAAGATAAAGATGGTGCATTAGGTAAAGTTAAGGCTATGGGCTTGGACTTAAAGCGTTCGGATACTCCAGTGTTTATGCAAGACTATTTGAAAACATTACTTGATATGGTGTTAGATCTAAAAGATGAAAAAGAGCTGTTAGAATCAATCACAGAATTTAGACGCGATTTCAAAGAACGTCCAGGTTTTGAAAAAGGTTCACCAAAACGTGCTAACAAAATTGGACACTATCAGCGTCTTGAAGAAAAACAAGGCAAGGCAAATATGCCAGGGCACGTAAGAGCAAGCATAAATTGGAATACACTCAAGCGTATGAACGGTGATAAATATTCCCAAGAAATTGTAGATGGTATGAAAGTTATTGTTTGTAAACTAAAACAAAACCCACTAGGCTATACAAGTGTTGCATATCCAACAGATCAATTACGTTTGCCAGATTGGTTCAAAGAACTGCCATTTGACGGTGATGCAATGGAAGAAGTAATTATTGATAACAAACTAGGTAACTTAATTGGTGTTTTAGATTATGATTTAGAAAGTACAAAACAAAATACTACTTTTAATAACTTATTTGAATGGAATTAATATGGACAGAGTTGAAGGATATCAAGAACGTATTGTTTATATAGATGGAGACAGTGTAAGTTGCAGTGGTGAAAACAATGATCATCCAAAGGTATATTTGAGAATACCACATGACGGGCATTATGTTGTTTGTAATTACTGTGATACAAAATTTGCACGTTTAGAAAAAGAATACGGCGGACCAAAAGGTGCAGAGCCTACACGTTTTGGAACTTGGGAAAACAAAGGCAGGGAGATAGACTTTTGAAAGTAGGATTTACTTGTTCAACATTTGATTTACTACACGCAGGACACGTACAAATGTTACGTGAAGCAAAAGAACAGTGTGATTATCTTATTTGTGCATTACAAATGGATCCAAGTGTAGATAGAAAAGAAAAGAATGCACCTGTGCAAACAATAGTTGAACGTTATACACAACTTAAAGCAGTAGGCTATGTAGATGAGATTATTCCTTATGGCACCGAAAAAGACCTAGAAGATATATTGACAATGTATCATATAGATGTTAGAATACTAGGAGAAGAATACAGAGACAAAGACTTTACTGGCAAGGATATTTGCCGTAAACGTGAAATAGATCTGTATTTTAATAAACGTGATCATAGATTTAGTACTAGTGATCTTAGACGAAGGGTATGTGAAGTATAATGTGGACACTGTTTATTATTAGTTTTGTTGCAGAATTTGATGAATATAAAGCAACAAAGTTCAATACCTATACAACTAACCAACAATGTGAAATAAACAGAGCGGTGTTGGAAACAATATTCACAGAAGGTGAAAAGGCAGTATGTATAAATGAATAAATTTATTTTTGATGTGGACGGAACACTAACTCCAAGTAGACAAACTATCAATAAAGATTTTAGAGACTTTTTCTATCAGTTTATTAAAGATAATCAAGTATGGTTAGTAACTGGAAGCGATTATTCTAAAACTGTAGAACAATTAGGAGAAGATATTTGTGAATCAGTTGTGACTGTTTATAATTGTTCAGGTAATGATGTTTACTTCAAAGGTAAAAGAGTTAATTCTAAAAAATTTGAAGCACCTAAAGAACTTTATGATTTAATGCATGGTTGGTTACAGACCAGTAGTTTTCCATTGCGTACAGGCAATCATATTGAAGAACGTATGGGTACTATTAACTTTAGTATTGTTGGTCGTAACTGCACATTAGGTGAACGTAAATTATATATTAAGCATGACTTAGAAAATAGAGAACGTGAAAGCATTGCTTATCAAATCAATTTAGAGTTTCCTAATATTACTGCTACAATAGGTGGTGAAACTGGCATTGACATTTATCGTAAAGGTGGTGACAAAAGTCAAATTTTAGAAGATTTTGATAAACCATATGAAAAAATTTATTTTTTTGGAGATAAATGCGAACAAGGCGGAAACGATTGGCCACTTGCAGCAAAACTTAATAATAACAGATGTTTCAATGTCAGAGACTGGAAAGATACGTTTGAAAGACTTCAATATTTACAAGAGGCTAAAATAGCAGAATGATAATTGCAGGACATGGATTTGTAGGTAAAGCCTATGAACTACTTTTCAAAAATCACCGTAGAGAAATTATAATACACGACCCACCCCAAGGTAAAGTAGCAGATTTACAAAATACAAGTGCAGTGGTAATTTGTGTGCCTACTCCTGAAGCTGAAGATGGTTCATGTGACATGAGTGCAGTATATGAAATTGTTGAGCAATGTCACGATTATACTCCTATATTAATCAAAAGCACAATCAGTTTACAAGGTTGGCAAGAATTAAAACGAAGATTTCCTAATCATAAAATTTGTTTTTCACCAGAATTTTTACGTGCTGCAAATTTTATGAATGATATTATGGATTTGGACAATGTGATACTAAGTGGTGATACAGATTATTGGCGAGACCAATACAGTTATAACTGGCCGAAGATACGTATTAATATTGTAAAACCAGAAGAAGCAATAGCAATCAAATATTTCCGTAATGCCTATCTAGCAACAAAGGTAAGTTTTTTTAACGAAATATACGACTTTTGCTCAGCTTATGGATTGGATTTTGAACAGGTTAGAGGCGGAATAACTGACGATAAAAGAATACACAGCAGTCATAGTTTTGTTTGGCCTGAACAAGGTACTAGAGGCTGGGGCGGTATGTGTTTTCCAAAAGACACAAAAGCTCTATTAAAAATGGCGTCAGAAAAAAATATTAATCTAAATACATTGTCGGCAGCAGTGTATTATAACACAAAACTCAAGAATAATGCTTGACA